CATGGAGAAACGACACCGCCCAGGTTAGAGCCCAAAATATCAGGGTTTCCAACTCAAACGTGTAGCCGTTTCCCATGCTGCTGAACTTCCGGTACACAATTTTTTCACCGGAAGGAAGAACTCCCTGAGGGCTCCTGCACTGCTCAAGTGCACGAAACCAATCAGGCGGGAGTAGCTGGCGCACTATCTCAGTTGAGACAGTGTCGCTCGCCATGGACAGATCAATCGTAGCAACCGTATCGTCTAATGACCCTTTCAAGGCCATCAGCTGATTAGGTTCCTGCCGATCGAGATCTATCCCTACTCTCTTAAGACGTCTTCGCAATACCGTACCGATCCCCTTCTGAACATACATGTTCAGAGAAGGTTCAATAGCGATAGTGCGATCAGTCTTATAGTTCTTAGGAACACATTGCACCCTGTTTCCACCAGCCAGAAAAATATACTCCAGCTGATGGATGTTAGACCATATGTCGGACTCAAGAACAGAGTCCATGGCCTGAACCAGGTTGCCGACCGTCGTCTCCGGTTGACCGGAGTATTTAAAGGCGGCATGGCCGTTCCTCTTTGGCACTAGCAAGCTAGCACCCGATGTGAATGACCGTCCGGCTCGCACTTCTTCGCTTCTATAAGAACCTAGTAGCCACTCTATTTTACGCCTAGCTGTCTCAATAACAGACCAGGTGCCTGTGGGTCCCGTTGAATAGGACATCACAGGAGGGTGGGCTAGTCTCATATTAGCTCGGATGCAAGCTTCCTCTGCGGCATAAAACCGCTTCCACGTCCTCTCTACCTTATCGTACGACGGTTTCCCGTCATCGTATTTGGTGAGAATCTGCTCCCTTAGGTACTGACGGGAGAACTTCCATGGATCAACCTCAGATGTATCCGCTATAAACGGAGAACCTGGGGCGACTTCTAGAATAGTTCCCGCAGTATCTAAAGAACTGGCGAATCCAGACACTCTTCCGAGTGACTGCATGAACCAGGGAAGGACTGAGGAATCGATGGCGACGTTTGAGGAGCGTTTACGCTTCTTGAGATGGGACATTGTAATGTTCCTGTATCAGTTGTAACTGAGTGACTGCAAGTTTTCACCATGAAGAACATTGCTGCTCCTATGGCGATATCCCTGAGTTTAATCTGCATTTAAATTGCCAGATTAATAGATGGGCTCGACGTTCTCGCACATCGTGACAACAGTCGCGTGCGCGAAAAGGTTCGAGATCAACTTCAGAAGATCCTTGCGCTCTTGAGCGGTAGATTCAGGGGAGAAGTTCAGCTTAAATTCAGCTGAACAATTCCTTAGAACTACTGCGGCTCCGTCAACCGTACCTTCGACGGGATCGTTCATCCCACCGATGAGACGGTAAGTTACCGCGGAACCTTGCGGCGCCCGCATCTCCAACGAAAGGGTTTCATA